AGCACTCCGAAAAAGGCTGCCGATCCTGAAAAAGGTAAGGTTGCCGCTGCCGCAATCGGTTCAATCGACTTCTCCCTCTGATTCTTCTGGTACTTACCAATGGTGTTTATCGCTGGTCAATTTTCTCAGGACGAAATTCTCTGTAACGTCCCTCCTCACACACTGCGTATCGATCTACAGGCTCGGCGTTGGAAATCCGACGTTGACCCCGACGCCGCTATCGTAGATAAAAACGATAACGGTATTCCCATTGAGTTCATACTACTTGGATTCACACCGTACTTCGGTAATCTAGGTATGCGGAACCAAGAGGAGTTCCTGCGGATCGCCTACATCGGCGTCTCTCCTAACCACAGGCTTCTGCCTCCTCGTTGTGTGACAACCTCGATGATCTCGGGAAAATCGTCGCAGAAAAACTTCATCAGTTATTTTCAGACGCTGTATAACAACCGCATTAACTGCGCTAGCGTTATCACAGCAACGAAGTTCGTAACTCGTAGCTTCAACGAGCGCGATCCTATGACCGGCGCGGACGGCGCAAAAATCAACTTCAATGCTCTGGAGTTTTCTGATCGACCCGCCGCCAACGACGAAGAAGAAAAACTCATCGTCGACATTAACAAGTGGCTGGAGGACAAGGGCGCTAGCTTCTGCTCCTCAGCCCTTAAGTCACACATCCCCGGCTCAGACTTAGTCGAGCTGCCTTTGGGCGCCGATCACACAGAGATTAAGGCTCAGTTCGCAGCGACCCGAGGCGACGCTCCGCGTCCTTCCTTCGCACCAAAGGACAAGCCCAAAGAGCTGAAATCCGCTGCTACTGAGCCTCCCACGGGGAATCAGAAAAAGGCTGTGGAACTGACCGAAGAGCAGGCGAAGGCTCTGGGGATCGACTTCTGACCTACCCTCCGTAAGGTAAAATAACTCGGGCGGATGATTAAGAGGGCGGGTGGATCTGCCCTCTTTTTTTCGTCTCAGCTTTCCAACGTCTCTAGAGCTGAGGGATGTGCTGATTCCTTCGGGGCTAGCAGCTCATCAAACGCAGGGAGAACAACCGAATTTCGAGCGCACCAGGAAGCTAACCGAGCAAACAAGTTGGATCGGATGAGGTATTGTTTATGGACCCCCTCAAAGACCTCCAACAACTGATCTCTATTCAGCTTGGCCGCATCCGTCATCACACGCTTATGTAAAAATTCTTGCTCTGTGTTCAACCATTCTAGATTCAGCATAATCTACAGAATGTCTAAATCAAATCCTACGGGATAAACACGAACACAAAACGAAATTGTCGTTAAGATCTGACAGATCAACATCAGAACCCATGACAGAGTCCTTCTACACAATCCCAAACGGCGTCACCCATGCGCTGATCAAACACTCATTCATCACCGGAACCATACTTGTTCCGTACGATCCCCTAAATATTCTCAGCGATCAGCTGAAGAAACACAGGCTCAACGTCACAAGAAACGACGACGAAAATAACATACTTGATCCCATGTGGTGGGTGACTCAGAAGGAACGCAAGTATGATTGGATTGTCGCAGCAACCACGGGGCTTGGAGATAAAGCGGAATACATCTTGGAGTACGGCATTCAAGTAGCGCAGCAAGGAATCGCTGTGCTCGATCGCCTATCATTTCTTGAACCAGTAGCCAAACGTAATAGCTTCCTGCTGGCCAACAAAGTCAGCAATATTATTGTGCTGAACCCAAGGCCGAAATTCCGGTCGATGGGTTCGACCCGTGACTCCGTTACCAGCTGCTGGTTCCTGTTCCAACGCCCCGAGTGTTGGCACGACGGAACCCAGATAACATACGGACTCGACTGGGACCGTGTCGATCCACTCCCTCCGCTGCCATGACATCTTTTAGACAGCAAAAGTTCGATAAATTCCAGCGGGACGTTCTGGACAAACTTACAGAAACCAACAAACTTCTGGAAAAAGTCTGCGCTCTCCTCGTCTCTGATCAACTGCTGCAGGAGTGTGTGTCGCCATCCGGCGAAGCTCGTACGGCAGAAGCATGTGCTGAAATCGTCAATGAAAGTTTCTGCGCGGGCATGTGCCTGAGTGAGGAGCTCAACGACCACGCGCAGACTTTTGCATATCAGAAATCCGAGTTCTTCATTGAATCCGATGACGAAGAAAACGAAGAGACACTTGAAGACGAAGATGAAGATGATGATGGAGAATCTCCGTCATCTTTTTCAATGGCTTTTCAATAAAATCGACTAGAGTTGGTCTAATTCGACACAGTAACGTGTCCCAAACTAGACTAACTCTAAATGGTTTACGGCACTACGTATGTCACGGAGTGCCTCGACCGCTCCCATCCGTTACATCAGTTTTGTCGGCAACGCAAACCGAGGAAACTAGGAAAAAGTTAAATGCGTGGAACCTGAGCAATCCAGGGGCTCTCGAAAAAGCAGCCGAACGAGGCACCTGGATTCACTCAGCAACGGAGAATCACATCAGGGGCCTGACCGTAAGCCCTCCGGAAGAGTACAAACCGTACTGGCGGGGCGTTCCGGAAAAATTGGATGAACTACTGGGTAATGGGAGGGTGTTGTGGAGTGAAGCTCCCTACAACCAACCCCAATGGCGTAAGTATGTAGGAGACGACGGAGTAGGTCGCCTGCATTACTACAACGAACAGACAGGTCACGGATACGCAGGTTGCCCAGATCTTATCTACAAAGATGAGAATGGAGAAACAATCCTGGCTGACTTCAAGACCAGCACGTCTCCATATTCTCTTAACTTCCCTAAAGCGAATAGTGACGTACCAGACAACGTCAAGAAAGCGTTGATTGGTGGAGTCTTCAAGGCTAAAAAGACCGTGATGCAGATGGCAGCATACGCATTAGCCGCCGAAGAGTGCCTAGGGATAAAAGTGGACAAGACTAGAATCATTGTATCCACGCCGCTTCCCGAATACGATGTTCAAGTATTCTCCTTCAGCCGCGCTCAAGTGGATAAACACACAGAACAATGGCTGAGCGTTCTTAAACAATTTTACGAACTTCAGAATAATTAACTGCTTGAAAAGATACCTAAGAATAAAAAAGCTTAATGCCGACTTCCACTGCGGCGCAGGCAAAGTCGTGGCAAAATGGCAAGACTAGGAGGCCCCGTGAAATTCGTCTACAGCCGCAACGCCCAAGTAAAAAATGCTATAAATCCCAAAACTGGCAAGATTTCAGCAGGCGGCAACTTTCGCGCGTTCAATGAAAATTGGATTGCCGAAGAAGGTGATATTGATGAAATTATTAAGTATGTATGTAACGAGCAAAATGGACTTTGCGCATGGCATCTAACTTCAGGTAAGCGAGTAGAAAAGAAGACAGGTTGTATTCAAGCTGGTCTAATTATTGTTGACATCGACAATCAAGCAGATGGTAAAGATAAAGACGGCAATAAAATTCAAGACCAGCAACTGACAGTAGACGAAGCTCTGAAGCTAGAGTTGTGCCAGAAATATTTAAGCGCGGCATACCTATCTCCGAGTCACACTCCGACGTGGCCACGCTTCCGCCTGGTGTTCGGTCTAGAGAAACCAATTATTGATACTGGGTTCTACCAGTGGTTCACCCGGCACATTTCCGATCAAATCCCAGGTTCAGACCGGCGTGCAACCCAGATCCCCAACCTGTTTTACGGCGGATCGGGCGTTGAGAGCGTACTAGGTGTATTCAGCAATTTCATTCCTTCAGACAAAATAGATGAAGCCTACGGTGTCTATTTAACTCTGCCGCAGGAGATTGAAGCTGAAAAAGATGCTGATCAATTCCTGCGGACAAAAAACGATGAATCCGGCGTAGAAATAGTTAAATTACTGAGCCAGACGGTCAAAAACATGTTCGACGGGGAACCGGTCGAAGATCGGTCGTTCTCGATGACGGTGGCTCTCAAGGAAATCCTGGGCTGGTGCAACTGGCTGAACGCTGAGGGGATTGAGACAAGCGACGACCCCTTGACAATTGCACACACCGTATTCGAGAATATCTACGAATACAGCCCAGAGCTTGATGGCAAGTTTTTCAGAATCCTAAACAGCATCAGCGATCCTAAGGAGCTGAAGCCAGCCATTGCCATGGCGGCAGAAGACGGGCACCTGGCCAGCTGGAAACGCATCCGAAAGGCAGCCCCGCAGACCTTCGAAAGTCTGTGCTCCGACGAAATCAAAACTCAAATCAAAAACAAAAAACCGAAGCCGATTAACTCGGTTCTGTCTTTCGAAGAGTTGCTTGAGTTCGATACCTCGAACATAACTAGCAGCGAATCAACAACATCAACAGCAACAACAACATCAACACCCACTGAGGACGATCCGGTGACCACGCCGAACACGCCAGCGCAGCTGGTTCAAATCCAACAAAACAACAGGCAGTTCTCTGAGAACGACGTAGCTGACATTATCGTCAACAACTACGGCGGAGAGTTTCTATTCGATTCCTCGCTAGATGAGTTCTTTACGTACGACTTAGATAAGAAGATCTGGTATCTGCAGGATGAGCAACACATCAAGCGCAGGATTGTAAAAACTCTAGATACGTTCGTAACTGCTGGTGTACTGCCGAGGTACAACTCGTCAACAATCAGCTCGGTATATCACATCCTGAAAGCCAAGCTGCTTAAGTCGATCGACGGCGGTCGGACGTCAATCTGGAGCAAGAGTCGCGGCAAGATCGCTTTCACTAATGGGGTCCTGGATGCCGAGAGCTTCGAATTCGACGATCAGAATCAAAAGGATCTGTATCTACGCAGCCGACTGCCGTATCCGTACGACAAGAGCGCTACGTGTCCAAAGTTCCTGCAGTGGATCGACTCTTGCGTTGGGACTGAGCGAGTCGTAATCATCCGAGCATTCTGTCGCGCCCTGCTGACGGGCTACACAACGGGCGAGAGGTTCCTACACCTCGTGGGACCGGGAGGTACGGGTAAGTCCACG